AGCTGATTTCTTCATCTTTAATCGGCCAGCACACACAGGTACAGTATTCCCCGTCCCTCTCCGCGCTCTATTGTTACTTGATGTGTATATCATATCTTCAAGAACGTGCGGAACTTCGTCATTCTGATCCATCCGTCGTTTTTTATTTGCAATTCCGTCCATGAGTTTGTCTTGTTTTCTTTTTAGCCTAAATCCTATTTCTGTGGCAAAAACAAAAACATCATTTCCAGTAATAGATAATTCATAACACTCTTCCCAATTCTCATGCCTCTTTCTCGACGAGACATGAGCAACAATACCGTAATGTAATAGTATGTACTGCAATTGTCTGATAAGTTCTTTACTTGTATTGTAAAAAGTAATTCCTATTGAGGTTCCACCGCGTTTTGCGGTAGAAACATGCACACCACCATCTGTATCGAAAAGTCCAGAAATAAATGCAGATGTTACATTTCTTGGTGATCTCAAAATTGTCGATGGAAATTGTTTATTTTTTGTTCTTAAATGATTTATAGATATACCAAATTTTTGACATAAAGATGTCTGGAACCCCTTACCTCTTTTAATATATTTTGTGGGATCAGATTTTGCTTGAACAAATTCGCCTATGTGTTGAATATACTCGGCGAGTTTTGCGTCAACAGTCCTGAATGTGGTAGTATAAGGATCCGTAAGACATCCATCACCAGTTAATAATCCAACGGCATATGCTTCATCCTCTGTTATATTGGCATCGCCATCGTGCCAACGAACAGATCTATCCAATAAAATTCTGTCACCAACTTTCATTGTATCCATTCTAGACCATATTATTTTTCCGCCCCTAACGATTCTTAATCTATGATTATGTGTCGCATTAAATTCAAAACCATGATGTGTTCTAATCACCTTAGTTCTAGCCGCACCATTACAATAAGACTCATCTGTATATCTGAACTTCTTATTGCCCCATACGTAATCATCTCTGAAAACTATATTCTTTTCTGAACATGTGGTTGGTTGATCATCTGATATTGTCCCAAAACCATTTTTGTAAAGCATTAATGTGCTTTTTGAAACACAACCATCCCCAAGAGGAAGCGCCGAGACTAGGCTTTTCCCGACACGGAAGTAACAAAGATCGACATTCTGCCGTGGTCCGTCCCTCTTTCCTGTCCCAACTATATTCCTCAATACCGGTGCATTCTCCCAAACAGTTTCTATGTAATTGAAAACCAATCTAGCCTGACGCAATCCAGAACCCACTATCACTATCTTTGACCCTGGCTCCAAGAGAGCTTTTAATACCGCATAAACAGCTAATATGAATGATTTGCCAGCACCGCGAGACGCGATAAGCATAGGGAATGGTTTGTTCCACATGGTCTGTAATATGCTAATCTGTAGTGGGAAAAGATCGAGATTGAGAACAGTTTTGGCTACCCAGCCGATATAATTTATGTTCAGCATCTTGCCGATGACAAACTCGTCTAATGGGATGGTCGTATCCTTCATGGTGGAAAAAATGTGTTTTTTGATCTGTGGCACATTATCTCTATACGGAAATAAATACCCATACGTCCCCTGGTCGCCGTGCAACAGATCGTCTATTGTGATGTTATTTGTCATCTTTGTTATACTCCGCCCATCTATCTTTTTCCAACCTGACGACTTCTTCAAAAATCATTTGGCATATCTTCCAGCCACATTGCCCTGCTGGGATTACCTGAACACCATATTTAGCAGATAGATTTATAATCCATCTAACGAGGGATTTGCCGGGGACACCTTTCGCAAATTGTGGGGGGGATAATTCTAGAGTATCTGGTGTAAATAATGATTCAATTATCATATATGGATATTTAAGGTTAGACATCCTTTCCATCTCTGCCTCGAATGCCTTCCTTTTTTTTGCGCTATAGTTAACCCATAACTCAGAAAATGCGAATTTTCTTTCTACAGCCAATATATCTGTGTATCCCACCAAACTATAATCGCCAGTCTTAAGCGTGTCTATTATCGTACCGGCACATCTCGGCGGTTTTCTTTCTTCTGGGTGGGCATTAAAAATCCAGCCACGACCAGTTTGCTCTCTGGTATCTCTAATAACGGTATATGTTGGCAACACGAGTCTTGGCATAAAATGTAACTCTAACCCCCATCCTTGAGCAATTGTTTAACGTCGCCCCAAACCATGTCTTCCACCATTTCTTCGAAAGGAATGCTCGGCTCCCATCCAAGTATTCTTTTCACTCGTGAATAATCTGCTTCTAACACATTCACTTCTGCTGGTCTGTACAGATCTTCATCTATAAACACAAAATCATTATAGTCCGCATCTACAACCTTAAAAGCCACCCTCAGAAAATCCTCCACACTTCTAGCATGCCCAGAACCAAGAACAAAATCATCTGGAACATCTTGCTGCATCATTAACCACATACCATAAACCATGTCCTTAGCGTGCGACCAATCTCGCATGGCATTTATATTGCCCAATCTCAATGATGGCATCTCGTTATCTTTTTTAACACTAGAACTTTTGTGGATAAATAAAGACGCAACATATTTAGTGATTTTTCTCGTAACAAAATTCTCGCCACGCCGTGGTGATTCGTGATTAAATAATATACCCGCACAAGCATAAAGATTATAAGCGCGACGATAAAGCCCCGTTATATTGTGTGCGTATAATTTAGCCGCAGCATATGGAGAATTTGGCTCCATGCGTGTCTTTTCATTTTGTGGTCTCTCATTGCAGTTACCAAATAATTCTGACGTTGACGCCTGATAAAATCTCGTCTCTGGTGAAAAATTGCGAATAGCCTCTAATACACACAACGGCCCCACTGCATCTATCTCGCAAGTTGTCACTGGTTGTTCAAACGACGTACCAACGTGACTTTGCGCCGCTAGGTTATATACCTCGTCTGGCTTAATACCAGAAATTACTCGATTTATACAACATGAGTCTGTGATATCACCTTCTATTAGATGAAATCTATCGTGGTCCAATATGTCTTTTATGCGTTCTGTCGTGTCAACAGAAGATCTTCTTATAAGACCATATACATCATATCCTTTTCTCAATAATAGTTCTGACAAATAACTGCCATCTTGTCCTGTAACGCCTGTTACAACTGCTGTCCTAAGCATTTCTATGCTCCACTAATGTTTCTTGTATTGCCCTGAGATATTCGACCTGTCTCGCAACATCTTCAGAGAGTTCTGTTATATTCGCATTGCCGTCTTCTCTATCCAATTTTTGAATATCTCCCATGCAGCATTTTTTATATTTTTTACCACTACCGCATAAACAACTCCAATTCCTTTTCCATTTTAATCTTTTACGTTGAAGCGGCATTGTTACACCGTCTACTCTATTCTGCAAATTACGTGGTACATGCGACGCTGGATTCATATTGAACCCCCCTTTCCTTTGCACTTATCCTGGCCTCAATTTCCCAACAGTAACTAAATGCTCTATTGTAAATACCAGATTTTATATATTCTGATTCCTCTGATAGCCCAGCCTCTGAGAACAACAAACAAAGTCTATTAAAATATGTGTGACTATGTGCGACTTCGTTAATCCCAATTTTAATATCATCATATTTGATATCATCAGTCGCAATTCTATCTAAGATTTTCGTCATAAAATCATTGATGCTGTTCGCATTATAGCAATATGATCCAATATATTTGCTGATCAATGGTTGGTCTGAAATCTGCACGCCACCACAAAGGGGTATCATAAATGCCCTATCGTTAACGACAGCCTGAAGATCGACCTGTTCTTCTGTATGAACATTCGGACATACGATCGATGTAGAATAGATGTTCGCAATCTTTGATTCTTTTGGATCTAATATGCCATTATAATTCAGTCCAGCCCTAGCCCAGATATCGTCACCAAAAGCCTGATAAGAATACCCCAGTCTTTCTGCATGTTTGAAAAGTGGCGCTATCTTTTTCCTCATGATACCCTGTCTATGAGAAAAATTTGCCACCATAGCAATGTCGGTAAGAGTGTCGAAACTTTCCGGCATGGCACGAATTATATTGCCAGCAGCGGGGTTGTGAATAATTTTCACACCATTATCAATCCACACACTCATATAATCTTGCCAAATATGCTTCTCTATTCTCGTATGGGCACAACATCTATCTATCCTGTTTAATGTCGACGGCTCGTCTTTGTGTGCCATCTCGTTCGGTCCGCCTATGGTCAAGCCCCTGTCGTTAAGTGGCAATATCTCAACAAAAACAGCAATGCCCAATTCATTAATGGCATCAATTGGAAGCTGTCTAATACCGTATTTGGAATGTGTCATTATCACACCTATATTGTGGTGTTCTATAAATTCACGGCAAGGCAATTTAGCCTTTGGATCGCAAACATAAACAGCATACCCCAAACTGGACAAAGCATCGACGTACCCATCCCGTATCGCCATGCTGGACCATCCTGGACGAGGTATGTACAGAACATTCCTATTCATTTTCGTCACCATCAAAACTTGCCTCAGAATCCATTATAATTGGGGATACACTACCATCTGGAAATTCAACTTGTCGTCTTAGATTGTTTTTAATATCTTCAGATGCTATTTTGGTTAATTCTGCAAATTTACCCTGATCGTCTCTTTCGGCCTTCGAACGATGGAGTTTGTCCACAAA